TATTGAGGCTTACCTTGATATTGATGCGTTAGTAGCAGCAGGTGGAAGTTTTGCAGATGGAGACATCTTTCAGGTGTTAGAAATCCCTGCAAATACTTTAGTCATAAATGCAGGTGCAGAAGTGATGAAAGCATTCACAGGCAGCTGTACTCTTGACATGGACTTTGCAGCAGGTGATGACATTATTGATGGTGCAGACATTACATCCACAGGCTTTTGTGCCGCAGGTACTAATGGTCAGACCAACACTATTGTCGGAAGCGGAGCTTCAACTTACACTCAATTTGTAACTACTACAGATACTATTGATGCTAAGATTGCAGGTGCTGCTCCAGCAACAGGCAGACTTAGAATGTACGCCACTGTTATTGATTTAGCAGGTCATGGCTTAGATGATAAGCCTGATGAGGTCGATAGAGACCAACTCGCTTAAATTTTTTATAAGGGGCTGCTTTAGGGTAGCCCTTTATTCTAAGGATAATAATGGCTCAAACTTTTCTTACATTAACTAATAGTGTTTTATCTCGTATGAATGAAGTTGAATTAACTTCAACTACTTTTTCTACGTCTAGGGGTATACAAACACAAGCAAAGAATGCAGTCAACGAAACAATAAGATATATTAATCAAAAAGAATTTAGTTACCCATTTAATCATGCAACTAATACTGAAACATTAGTCCCTGGCACAGTAAAATATACTGTACCTACATCAACAAAGCATGTAGATTATAATACTGCTAGAATTGTTAAGGATTCTACTTTAGGTACATCTGGAGTAAACTTAAGCACTCTATCCTACAATGAATATATTGCTAACAATGTAGAGCAAGAAGATGAGATAGAGACAACAACCACAAGTACCACACACACCGATAGTGTAACAACTATAACTGTAGCCAGTACTTCTGGCTTTTCTGCTTCTGGTACGTTACACATTGCGAATGAACAAATAACTTATACTGCTATAGGCTCCAGTACAACATTTACAGGGTGCACTAGAGGGGCAAATAGCACAACAGCGGCTTCCATAGCTAGTGGAGTTCAAGTAGCACAATTTGATGATGGCGGAGTACCTTCACATATTGTAAGAACATTAGATAATAATTATATTTTGTACCCTTTTCCAAACAAAGGATACACATTAAAGTTTGATTATTTTACTTTTCCAAGTGATTTGTCTGCTCATGGGGACACAACAACAATACCCGACAGGTTCGCCCCAGTGATAGTAGACGGAGCAACAGCGTACACTTATCAGTATCGTGGAGAGATAGAACAGTATCAGTTAAACTTTGCTAGATTTGAGCAGGGTATAAAAAATATGCAAACACTACTTGTTAACAAATATGAGTATGTAAGGTCAACAGTAATACTGAAACCTACAAGCATGGCAGGATATTTTAGTACCGAAACGACAACGTAATGGCAGACTTATCAAGAATACAACCTTCAGCATTTAATTGCATAGGAGGTTTAGTATTAAACAAATCTACATTCTTAATGGAAGCAGGAGAAGCACTAGAGTTAGAAAACTTTGAACCTGACGTTGAAGGCGGATATAGAAGAATAAGTGGATTTTCTAAATACGTAACAGCAGTTGTACCCCAGACTGCATCTGCCTCAGAAAAAGTCCTTATGGTAGCTACATTTGGTAGTAAGGTCCTAGCAGCTAGAGGCACAAGCATATACAGTGCTGACCCTGGAGGTTCATCTTGGACTAGCATAGATAGTGGTAGAACAGGTGCATTAAAGTATAATTTTGAGAGATTCAATTTTGATGGCACAGATAAAATAGTTGTAGTAGATGGCACAAATGCCCCTACAGTATTTAACTCTAGTTTATCTGCAACAGACGTAAGTGAAAGTTCAGTATCAGGTACTAAGTTTGTAGTATCATTTAAGAACCACATGTTTTATGCAGGTAAATCAACTACTAAGCAAGAAGTTGTATTTAGCCAACCATTTGATGAAGATGCATTTAACACTGGCTCAGGAGCAGGCAGCTTTAAAGTTGATGATGAGATAACAGGACTTAAAGTTTTCCGTGATGATTTATTTATATTCTGCGAAACAAGAATATTTAAATTATCAGGAAGTTCAAGTTCTAACTTTGCAGTATCTGATGTAACAAGAGATATAGGATGTATCAATGGCGATACAATTCAAGAATTTGCTGGTGATTTAATATTTTTAGGTCCAGATGGCTTAAGAACTATTGCTGGTACAGCGAGAATCGGTGACGTAGAATTAGGCACAATAAGTTCTAATGTACAATCTATATTCAACGATAATATTTCTAGTGCATCAGAATTTGACAGTATCGTAATACCTGATAAGACACAGTACAGAATATTTTTCACTAAGTCTAACACAGATGAAACACTTACACGGGGAATCATATGTGTAATGAGAGGACAAAAGTTTGAGTTTGCAGAGATAAGGGGCATACGTCCTGCATCTACTGACCATTTTGTGTCAGAGGGAAATGTAATAGTGCTACATGGTGCATACTCTAGTGGCTATGTATATAGACAAGAATCAGGAAATACATTTGATGGAACAACTATATTAGGTAAATATAGAAGTCCTGATTTAACTTTTGATGACCCTGGAATAAGAAAACATATGCAAAGGGTTGTTATAAACTACAAACCTGAAGCAGAGATAGATGCTGATTTATTTGTAAGATACGATTATGAAGCAGCTTCCTCTTCACGACCTGCGGCATATCCGTTAGATTCAGGTGATGTTGTTGCTATATATGGCACATCAGTTTATGGAGTACCTACATATGGTGGTGCATCACAGCCATTAATTAGACAGCCAGTAGAAGGTTCAGGATTTGCTGTTGCACTAAGAGTAAATGATGGAGGGGAAACTGCCCCATATTCACTCAAAGGATTTCAGTTAGAATATCAGTTAGGAGCTAGACGATAAATGGGAGCTACATACACAAGACAGTCCTCGTATACAGATGGAGATGTAATAACCGCTGCTCATACTAATGATGAGTTCAATCAGTTATTAGCAGCATTTGCAGCAAGTTCAGGACATACACACGATGGTACTGCTGCAGAAGGTGGTCCTATTACTAAGTTACTAGGTAACACACTCACATTCGGTGCAGGTACAGCAGGTACAGATATAACAATTACATTTGATGGAGAAACATCAGATGGTGTTTTACTATGGAAAGAAGACGAGGATTATTTTGAATTTAGTGATGACATACTTATTGCTTCTACAGAGAAGTTACAATTCAGAGACACAGCAATATACATCAATTCGAGTGCCGATGGACAACTTGACCTTGTAGCTGATACAGAAATACAGATAGCCGCCACTACTATTGATATAAATGGTAATGCTGACATATCAGGTAACTTAGGCATAGGTGGTAACTTAACTGTTACAGGTACAACCACATTCAATGGTGGCACTATGACGTTAGGTGATGCTGCTACAGATAATGTTGTATTTGGTGCAGACGTAGATTCTAACATCATACCTGACGATGACAATACATATGACTTAGGTTCATCTAGTCAACAGTGGAAAGATATATACATTGATGGTGTTGCATATTTAGATGCAATAGATTTTAATGGTACAGCCATATCTGCTACAGCTGCTGAATTAAACATTATGGATGGTGTAACAGCCACCACAGCAGAACTAAATATATTAGATGGTGTTACTTCTACAGCTACTGAACTTAATATTATGGATGGTAATACCTCTGCAAGTTCAACAACAGTAGTAGATGCAGACAGAGTTGTACTCAACGATGGTGGCACAATGAAGCAAGTAGCAGTCACTGACTTGTCTGCTTACTTTGATGATGAAATAACTGCCATGCCTAATCTTACATCTGTAGGCACATTAAGCACACTTACTGTAGACAATGTAATCATAAACGGTACTACAATAGGTCACACAGATGATACAGATTTAATAACACTAGCAAGTGGTTCTGTAACAATAGCAGGTGACTTGACCATATCAGGTGATGACTTGACTATGGGTACAAATACATCAGGACATATACTTGTAGCTGATGGTACAAACTTTAATCCTGTAGCAGTGGGTGACTTATCAGAGATATCTACAGTAGCTAATGATGATGTATTTTTAGCAGTAGACACTTCAGGTGGTGGTCTAAAGAAAGTAACAAGAAGTACAATAGTATCAGGATTGGCTGTTGGTGGTGTTGCCTTATCTAACGTAGTAGAAGATACTACTCCACAACTAGGTGGGTCACTTGATGTAAATGGACAAGATATTGTTTCAGTATCTAATGGTAATATAACACTTACACCAAACGGAACAGGTGTTGTAAGATTAGATGGTAATGTAGATATACAAAGTGGACTGATTGACCTAAAGAATAGTGGTGCAGTCTCTAAGATTAAGTTTTACTGTGAATCAAGTAATGCACACGCACAAACAGTGCAGGGTGCTCCACACTCAGAGAGTGCATCTAATACTCTAACACTACCTAGCTCTGGTGGTGATGCTAGATTAGTTTCAACAAGCTCAACTGCTACACTAACAAATAAAACATTAACAACTCCTATTATTGCAGAGATAGATGCAACAAGTAACTTTACTTTAGATGCAGGGGGTAACATAACTCTTGATGCTGATGGTGGCACAATCACATTCTCTGATGGTGGTAGTTCATTAGGCACAATTACATCAAGTGGCTATTCAGGTACAGCGGCTGTAGCTACAACAGCAGTCGTTACAGACAGCACAGCCAATACAAACTTTCCTGTAGTCTTCCATAATGAATCAAATGGCTTATTGGATGATACAGGAGCATTAAGATATAATCCAAGCACAGGAACACTTCTTGTACCTAACCTATCTGTAGCAGGTACAACTACTACAGTAGATACAGTTACAATGAACGCAGCCAATGCAGTTGTGTTTGAGGGTGCTACTGCTGATGCTCACGAGACTACACTTACTATTGTAGACCCTACAGCAGACAGAACAATTAACTTACCAAACGTATCAGGTACATTACCTGTATTAGCTGCTGTAAGTACTACACAGATATCATCCACACCTGAAGAACTAAACATACTTGATGGAGTAACTGCAACTACAGCAGAAATCAATATCATGGATGGTGTTACAGCTACCACCGCCGAGTTAAATACTTTAGATGGCATTACAGCAGTCGTAGGTGAGCTTAATGCTCTTGACTTAGGTTCAACTGCTGTTGGCACTGCCATAGCTTCTAAAGCAGTTATACTAGATTCTAATAAAGATTATACAGGTATAAGAAACTTCACTATTACTGGTGAATTAGATGCTGCCACTTTAGACATATCAGGTGATGCTGATATAGATGGCACATTAGAAACAGATGCACTATCTATTAATGGTACAACTGTGACCTCTACTGCTGCCGAATTGAACATCTTAGATGGTGCGACTGCAACAGTTACAGAGTTAAATATTATGGATGGTGACACTAGTGCAACAAGTACAACACTAGTTGATGCAGATAGAGTTGTTACAAATGATAATGGAACAATGAAACAGGTATCATTATCTGATGTTAAAACATATTTAAGCAGTGCTGGATTTAGTACAGATGACCCGACTGCACTTGCAATAGCTCTTGGTTGATGTAGATTTACATTGACATTTTTTGTAAAATAGCTATAATTTAAAAGGAAGAAAAAAATGGCAAATACATTTAAAACAGTTACATTTGCGGCTGAACCTGCATCAGCAGGAACTCCGTATGTAATGTATACAGCAGCAAGTGGTGTAACAACTGTTGTTCTTG